TACGTTTCTCCTTTTACTTTTGAAAATATTACTCGTGCTGGAAATGATTCTGCCTATTTAGACCAAACGTCAATTCAAAATACGGAATCGTGCAATTATTTATTGCAAAATTATTTGGCTGATGATTGTTCAATGACGACGACTCGTGCTTTAGCAACAAGTCAGCCATCTGTGTTTTATTCCGGCGGACACGGGGGTGCAGGTGGATGCAACATTGATGAAAGTTCTCAACTTCTTATTGGGAGCGAGCAGGCGACCCACAAAAGCAGAACAGATATGTTTCAGAGACCATACGCGACGGTCCCTTTCTTGGGACGTGGTTCCGTGTGCCCCGTTTTGGAGGCGCAAATGAAGCAGGGAGAACTCAGCACTAATAAGCGCACGGTTACTAATCTAACAGAGGTTAACTACAACCAATACACATCTACCCCTCTTATTTCGTCTGTCCAGAAAAGCATTGACAATCATGGTCAAATTTTGCCTAATAATGAAATTCGCGGTGGCGTTACTACACGTGATTTGGCGAGAGATAAGGGCAATTAAGTGCGGAAAAATTAAAGAAGAAGAAAGTTGGTAAGAAGAATACAAGACGTCAAGGAAAGAAGAGATAGAATATAATATGTTGATAATATTACTTAATGATATAATCAACTAACAAACTAACAAATGTTATACAATAAAGAAGCAACCATGTTATACAAAGATACAGAAGACAGATATTGCAATGACGAGGAAGTAGATGCAGATGATTTAGTTGCCATGTGCAATCTACTCTATCAACGAGAATTACTTACTGTGTTTGGCTTATTTGGAGAGGAGCCGGATTTCTCTGAACTAACAACCAAAATGGAAGAAGTATACGAAAAAGTTAAGACCAATGTAGAAATTATAGCGATGATACAAAAACACTTTTTCCAAGATAATATGACTACCTTTATTTCGCTATTCAGTTATGAAACGTTTCATGTAGTGCACAAAATAATTTGCAAGTGTTTGAATTAGGTGGCGAAATCATAAATAAATAATTTATAAATGGTTTAATATAGAGAGGAAGTTCACTTAGATTTGAATACATTAGCCTTTGTTCCTTTTGCTTGTATTACACCTTCATTTCCGTTAAAAGATATGCCTGGTATTGTTTGTTGAGTATTTTGCATATATTGTCGGACGGCTGGTTGACCACTGTTTGCTTTTGAATATATTTTTTCCATATTAACCTGGTGTTGTAAATTTTTCAAATATGCTTTTTTATATTCGGGTGTGTTCATTTATATATGATTGTGGTAAAATTTATTTAAACTATAATATATATTATGACAGATAATGATATGATATTTCCAGTATTCAATGATGTTGGAGAAATTAATCATGAGCCACATGTAAACACTCCAGCAACCAGTAGTGTGTTTGCCCCAACACCTGAAAAAGAGGAGGTGTGCGTTAAATTATTTGGTAAGTCATATAATAAAAAAAATGGTTGTCTAATACTAACAAATAGGCAATTGGATGCACTGAATTGGGCTTTTGACAATGGTGTGTATCAACCAGACGGGAACGAAACATACTCCAAACTTATTGAAATTGTAAAATACTTTGAAAAAATCAATTCAGTAATGGGCTGTTTGCTAGAATTGGCAAATAAATATGGAGTTTATCAAAGAATTGATGGAAGACTAAACCCTGAACAAACATTCAAACATATTTTTAATATTATGAGACAGTTATTATCTAATCATAATTCATCGCAATCTTCCAAACTATTTAAAACCATTAAAGATGCTCGCGATAGCATTTCAGATGAAACATTTTGGAAAATACCTTCTGGGAATGGGGATGAACGTGGTGGAGCAATTGTGCACGCTGTAAATGAAGTTTCATTTTTACGCTTATTTTGTCCTGAAATGGACAATATGGCACCATACCAACTTATAGGTAGCCGTGGGAAAATATTGGAGATATTAGATTGTTTAATATCTATCATGCAAGAATTATATCCAAGATTAAAGATGTTTACAAAAAAAGACCGAGAGGAATATAGGTCGCATTTGTTAAATGCTGGTTCAAAAAAGAAGTCTACTAAGAAAAGAAGAATGAAATCTATTAAGAAAAGGAGAATGAATAAGAGAAGTTAACTCTTGGATTTTTCTTTCTTTCATGTAGTGCACAAAATAATTTGCAAGTGTTTGCCATGCTAATAATGTAAATATATTTATATTAAAAATGCATTATATTTTAAACAATGGTTACTTAACTCTTGGATTTTTCTAACCGTGAATGCGATTCTTTGTTTGTTTTTCAAATAGATAATGCGCAACTCAAGTAATAAAAGAAAAAAACAAGAGACCATCCAGTGGTAATATATGTAAATATGTGTCTACATTAAAATGCATTATATTTTAACCTATCTCTAAACAATTCATCTAAATGGTTAGTTAATTCTTGGATTTTTCTAACCGTGTATGCGGTGCTTCGCTTGCTTTTCAAATAGATAATGTGCAACTCAAACAATGCTTCTTTGTTAAAATAAGAATCATTGTCATAATAATGGTTGACTGTTCGGTCCATGTAATAAAGGGTATAACGACACGCGTGCAGGGGTCCTAATGCAACCACGCAAATCGGGATTTCCCTTTCTTCTCTTTCTTCCCTTGCCTTGATGACTCTGGCAGATGGGGTTCCTTGGCAAACTAATATTGTAAATATCATGTCTTGGATGACTGTTGGAATTGGACATAGAGCTAAAAGCATGGATGCTATTTGAAATTTATTCATGTTTATTTGTTAGATGTGTTAGATAATAGACGGTAAATGTAAATCAATTTATTTGTCATAAAAGAAAAGATGAATAAACAGATATAAACCTAGAATATCTAACATAACTAACAACAAAATGAAGACAGTAAAAATAGACAACAAACAATACCAAGTCTTGCAGAGTGAGTTTGCAGAACGACAAACGGAATATTCCAATTTGAATATACTAGAGAAAGTTGGCAACTATGATAGGATTGCTTCTTTGATTTCTAACATATCTAACAAAATGCAATGTAGGAGTGCCGTTTTTGGCTCTATAACTCATGGAGGATATATTCCAATTAATGCGAGTGTTCACACCAACTTTTTATTTGATTGTTCATTGCTCCATCAAGACAATATAACTTCTAACATTGAAAACAACAAACAATATATATTTTTATCCGACTTATCCATAATAAATGAAGCATTTATTAGAAGATGTGTTTTATATGCAGAAATATACGAATCAAAATACGACGAGTTTGTTCTCGCATATGTGCCAATTATTGTTTCTAATAAACCCTTCATGGAGGGATATGTTAGTTATTCTCTTTCGCATACTGATACAATTGTGCTAATTCCGAATCATTTAAATGAGACATTTGCCGCATTATTTTCAATGTTCATTAGTGAAAATGTATTGAACTATGACAATTTGATTAATTTATGTGTTATGGTTAAAAACGGCGGAGACACTTTTGTTAGTATGTTAGAATCATGTATTCCATTTATAGATAGATGGACTATATTAGACACAGGAAGCACTGATGATACGATAGAAAATGTGCGCCGAGTTATGGCGGGCAAAGATGGCGCTCTTTACCAAGAGCCATTTATTAATTTTGGTGTCAGCCGAAATAGATGTCTTGAATTAGCCGGCACACAGTGCACCTACAATATCATGTTAGATGATACATACCATTTGAAAGGAGATATTCGCAAATTTTTGCAGTTTGTTAGAGGCGACCAGAATGCAGATTCCTTCAGTCTTTATATAACACAATCAGACGTTCAATATGCATCCAATCGCATTTTTAAAAGCAAACGCAACCTTAAATATAAATATGCAATTCATGAAGTTATAGACGAAACAAATAATCTGAATATTCTTATTCCAAAAGAACACGCGTTTATATACGATTTACAAACAGATGAGTTGAATGGTAGAACACTTGCAAGAAAACAGCAAGACATTGTCATGTTGCACGAAGAAATAGATTCAAATCCCGATGACCCCAGACCTTATTACTATATGGCGCAAACATATAGTGGAATGGAACAATTTGAAAATGCATATGATTGGTTTCTAAAACGAATAAATCACCAAAATTCTGGGTTTGAACAGGAAAAGCACGAGGCGTGCTTGGAAGCGGGGCGAATTGCACAATTCATCTTAAACAGACTACCTGCTGATTTTTTGAAGCATTACGAGTTAGCAAATAAGGTTGACCCTGAAAGACCAGATTCTTTGTATTTTCTAGGGGCTTATTATTATAAGACGGACCCAAAAAAGGCATTTGATTATCTGTGGAGGGGGTTTAAATTGGGGTTTCCTTCGCATAGACAGTATTGTTTAAAACCATCTATCACCTATACACACATTCCAAAATTATTAATAGATTGTTGTTATAACTTGGGCGAATATAGTGCGGGGAATGAAGCAAGTGCGTTTTATTTAGAGCATAATAAATCATCCGACGAGGTAGTTGTTGTATTATCATGGAATAAAATATTTAGTTTGTTAGTGCATTCCATGAAGATAAAAGAATCCATTGGAAATGTGGCATTCCCTGTGTTAGATAAACCAATCTGTTGCTTTATTGCGCCGTGTGGGTTGCACGAATGGACCGGAAGCGACATATTAAAAATGGGAATGGGTGGCTCGGAATCAATGGTGGTAGAACTAGCGACCCGTCTTAAGAATTTTAATGTCATTGTATTTTGCAATTGTGCGGTGGAGGAAACATATGAAAATGTTAGATACATTCCACTGCAACAATTATTTTATATGCTGCATACGCAATTCATTCATACTTGTATTGTTAGTAGATATTCAGAATATTTGCCAGTTGTCATAAATTCAGAGGTTGAAAATGTATTTTTGATGACGCATGATACTGCATTTTCTGGAAATGTCATTACTATTAATCCAAAATTAAAAGGCGTGTTATGTCTTAGCGATTGGCATGCGCAATGCATAACAGCACAATATTCAGCGTTAATTCCATTTATTAAAATAATTGGACATGGAATTGATGTATCCAAAATAAGTGCTTCTCCCAAAATTCCATACAAATTCATTTATTCATCTCTTGCAAATAGGGGATTGTACAACCTCTTGATGTTGTGGCCAAAGATAGTACATTGGCAACCATCTGCGACTCTTTGTATATATTCTGACATTGATAGTAAATACATGTTAGACAATTACGGAGATGAAATGAATAAAATCCGCCATTTGATAAACACTACACCTGGAATTATTTATCACGGATATGTTGATAAACAAACATTGTTTGAATCGTGGAAAACGGCAGATGTATGGTTTTATCCTACTGCATTTAATGAAACATTTTGTGTCTCTGCATTGGAGGCCGCTGCCTCTGGAACTCTTGCGATTGCAACAAATGTCGCTGCACTGAAGGAAACCATTTCTGATAGAGGGGTCTTACTAGACAATTTAGACCAAGCAGTTGAAACTATTATTCGTGTAATGGAAAATCAAAGTCTAAAAAAATCATTGATTGATGCAAATTATGAGTGGGCAATAGGGAAGACATGGGAAAGTCAAACCGTCAAATTAGAAGAGTTATTAATGATGAATATGTTTGAAGGTAGAGGACTACCTAACTGGATGGATGGAGTAGATGGGCGTAAACAGTTCATAGATATATTCAATGAACACGTGAAGCCAACTGCGCGCATAGTAGAAGTGGGTGTTGGGGCTGGATTGTCCTTATTATCAATGATGGGATTAGTAAAGGATTCAACGGGGGTTGCAATTTATG